CGGTCTTTGCCAAACATCCGCGCGGCGATATTTGAAGGTGTCGATTTGACTGTGATGTTCATTTTCAATGGATAAAAATAGACCTCAAAATTCATTTTTTAAACACTCATAGGTGGAAAACTGATTTACAGTAATATGTAGTAAATAAAACATATTATATGGATTGCACTGTTAGCTGTATAGCACCCACACCCGAAAATATAAAAGAATGTATCGATCTATGTGTTAAAAGTTTCGATACAGATGACCTGTATAATTGGGTCTATCAAACACCACAACAAAAGTCCAAATTATTACCTCTAACATTTTATAACTATTTTCATCAAAGTGTACTATGGGGTGGTTGTATACTAGGTATAAAACATGCTGGTAAAATTATCGCTATGGCCTTGATTCAACCACCTTTCACGGAGTGGAATGCCGAGATAGAGCGCGCGAATTTTGAACTGCATGAAAAATCGGCTGTGGGTATAAATTCGCGCGCCGCGCACGAACGCCTGTTAGCACTTGACGCGTTTTTTGATGGTTGCCCCGCGGCCGAATATAACGAGTTTTATCTGTTATTTCTCGCGGTTGATCCCGAGTATAGCAACAAGGGGTTGGGTAGTAAAATAATACAACATCTTTCCATGCTAGCCGATTTATTGCGCATACCGGTCGCGCTCGATACTAGTCACGAATCGCTGGTTAAATTTTATAAAAAATTCGGGTTTGAAATAAAAAAATCGCGGTCGTTTGAGGGCCGTCCAGCTCTTTGTTCGTATATTATGAAACGAATAGGGGGATGCCCCCCTAACGGCGATCTTGGCGAGGGTCGGCCTCTCCAAACTAATAATCGTGTTCTTATCCAAGTATATGATTATGGGTGAAATTACTTTTTTCTCCTCATTTCTTTTAATGTTGGGTAATGTTTCGTCTCTACATCATAAAGGGGAGCTCCAGGCGGTAAATCCATTTCTAAAGGATCTAATCGCTGGACTAAACTCTTAGTGCCCAACCCAGGAGCGGGTGGTGGGCTTGGCTGACGACGGCGCGGACTCGGGCTTCTTCGTCGACGGGGGCTACTGGGTGGGCTCGCGTAAGATTTAGATCCTCTCAGTAACTTTATCAAATCTTTTTTCTTCAACTGAGAGTATCCTTTCAACCCGCGTTTTTTTGCGGCAGCACAAAGTTCAGCCACGGTATAGTTTTCGTATTTCATTTATATTGAAAATAATTCTCATGAAAAGAATTATTTTAAGCCAACCCATTTTGTTTGATGTATTGCTTGAGTGCTTTACGTGCTCCCGAATCAAATTTAGCGCCAGCCTTGGGTACTAATTGACGGTGAACATCGTTGGTATAAAAAGGTGATGAACTAGCAGCAGGGGGATCGGTTTCTACCACTTTATTTTCGGGGATGGTATAGTTGGGGTTACGGCGCGCGAGAGAATCATAGATAGGGTAAGAGTTACTAGCGTTGTAACCTCCCAAATAACCATACCCATTTCCATCAGAGGGATAATTGTAGGGGCCGAAGGGGTTGGTATCTACCTGGCGTTCAGCATAAGGAACGGGGTTGAGTCGGTTGGTATAAGCATTGTGATATTCAGCAAAAAGCTTGGCGCGAATTTCGTCTTCAGTTTGCAGCAACAAGTTAACATCACTTGCCGTAGGATTACCACCATAATATGTATCAATAACATTATTACTAGAATCCACAAAAGCCTGCATGACTGGTATTTCCTCCATTAAAAGATATTGATTATCATTATTATAGGCGCTCATACCAGCTTTCTGAGCGCTACTTCTCATACGTCCACGATTACCATGTCCCATTTCAATATACCAATAAAAAAATAAAACTATATTTACAGCGAAAAAAATCGCAAATCTCTACTTTTTTGTCTTAAAGGATTAATGACTCTTTAAAAGGGAATCATGGATACTGTATTTTTGACAGAACAGGCAGACCAAAAAGTGGTTGGAGAACCTGCTAAAGTTTTGAATAAACGTATAGACTACCTGGTGAATGCTGCTCAAGAACAAGGTCTGTATTTAAAAGATAATTTCGGGCGCCCCACACCCGAACTAGTTTATTATTTCCCTCACTCGGCTATTCAAGCCATGAGTCAGCGTGATATAATCAAAAAATGGATTTATCTTATTTTATACACGCAAGATCCTGGTTCGACCCTAGATCGGTATGAAGATCCTGTTATTTATAATGATCATGATTTTGACCGTTCTAAAGGATTAAATAAACAAGAAAAAGCTTTTCGTACCGCCTACAAAAAACTTAAAATCTACCAGTTATATTGCTTTGATTCGGATACTGACGCGCGGGATTTTTTCAAACGATTCTTGATTGGGGTAAATTGCAGCAGTGATACCGTATTCTTTTTCGCGAAACGCCGCGTGGAAAAATTTGATAATTATGGGGCCTATATGCGCGACCGAGACGCGGACTCTGATGCTGAGTCTGACGTTGAGTCTGACCCTGAAGACGAAGACGCTCCTCAAGCCTATGAATCTGAATAAATTTACCTTTCTTTAATGGTAAATTTCAATACCTTCCTTAGAGGCTATAAACATAATATTCCCATCAATGCCAAGTAATGCATTATAAAAAGTTCCGGTTTTATGTATGACTGGGATTTTATCTACAAAAATCCACAAATAACCGATTTCGTTATTTACACCGCCTGTAATACAGGTATTTGAATCCCGCGAAGTAGACAGAAAAGGTGTCGTATCCAAATTATTAATAAACGAATTTTGCCCAATCATTTCTGAGCTAGGGTATTGGGTATATATAATACCTGTAGTATTGCTAATTGAATGCTTCCGGTGTACGACTGTAGCAAAATTGCTTTTTGTATCCCCGTGTATAATGGTTGGATCCCATTTATTATTATCTAATTTATAAATAAAAATGCACCCATCGCCATTATTATATTTTGGGGCGCCTACCCTGAGACTGGAAGCAGATTCATCCATAAATATACTTGCACCAAATTCCCCGCTCTCGGTAAAGGTGGTATCAAGTATATTATTTTTATAAATCCATACACTATTATCAAAGGGTGAACCGGTAGCAATGTATTCGGCATTTCCGGAAATCGAAACTGTATGGCCAAATTTTATACTGGATTCCACCGAGATTTCGGCTTCCTTGACCCATTTATTTTTATATTTAAACACCAGAACGCACCCCCGTGAATCATTATGATATGGACAGCCCGTTGCAATTACAGTCCCGTCAGCATTGATGGCCACAGAAAAGCCCTGTGAATCATATTCTTTGACGTAAATAATATCCTGTAGCACCCATCCGTTTTCACCTTTATTAAAAATCCATAATCCACCTTTACCTTGATTTTCAGTATGGCCGCCAACCACTAATGTTTTTGAATTTGATGAAACGGCCATCACCCAGCTATCATTTTGTTCGGCTCCCGTACACTGTAAAGTTGTTTTCAAAGGACCTGGAAACCAAGGACTCGCACCGTTAATTTGCACCCATCCTTGATGATTATAAAGTAGCTGTATTTTAGGGTTTTCAGAATCAAGTAAGAATGAACCAGATTTTGTTTGGATTATTACCGGGTAGATACTTGACTGTAATATTAATATTTTGGTCGTTCCAGGTGATGCATTTTCAAGTTCAATAGTATAATTATTTTGATGATTATTAATAATACAGGTGACATTTTGGGCCGTATTTATAGCATGTGTATTACCACCGGAAATAAAATAATCAAATGTTAGCCTACCAAAATCACCTTTCTCGCCAGGAGGTCCCCGTTTTCCCTGAGGACCCATTTTTCCTTCCTTTCCCGGCGCGCCGGGTTCCCCATCTTTACCAGCTGGACCTGGAGGGCCTGGATCTCCTTTACCTGGGGGTCCCGGTGGCCCAGGCATCCCCGCTGGACCTTGCGGGCCCGGAGCTCCACATTCCCCGGGTGGTCCAGGCGGTCCGGGGCGCCCCGGTAATGGTGCATTCGCGCGGATTTGTTGTAGGCGTTTTCTCACCGGAAATACATCTTTTCGGGGATGTTTGATATTATACCGCGCCCTAAACATTTATACATGCTTTGAATTTATAAATCGACTAATTCATTATCGTCGTCTTTAGAAGCCAGTTCCCATCCATTTTTCAACGCATAATGCATATCATAAATCGACAGGGACACTAATTCGCGAGACCCACCAATTATTCGTTTTCCTATTACTTTTTGTGTATCATCGTCAAATAAAAGACCCGTATCTCGGTGTTCCCATTCGCCAAACTCGTTTCGATGTATTAGAACCTCTAAAAGAGGTGCCATTATGGCTTCAAGCTTTTTCACCAATTTCACCCTATAATTAGGCTTTTTAAAATGTTTTTTACACTTTGAAAATCCAAGCATTGCTTGCTCGGGACAATATTTACCCGCATTTTCACCACGGGTTACCTTGAAATTACACAACAATTTTGATCTCTTACGTTTTTTTACAATTACAAATCCATGGCCCATTTTATATATAAAAATCTTTATATATAATTTCAGTTTTCAAGTCAAAGAATTAATAATCAAAGTATAATCCGAAACCGTCATTGGGCGTCTATTATGAGGAATAAGAGGATCATCTTCAATGAGTATAATTTCCCGAAGCTTTTTGGCATCATAATATTGGGTGTCTATTTTGACGATATATTTAATTTTATCTGCGGGGATATCGGCTAGCGAATCCTGGCTAAAAATCTCAACTTTCTCCGCATCATTATCGCTTAAAAATTTGGCCTTTTCATGAGCGAAAAATTGTTCCAGCGTGTTGCTAATACGACGATTTGTAGCTGGACCGCAATTGGAAATGATTGCCATGAGATCACGTGTTAATGTATGATAGGGAACACACCATATTTGAAAGTTTTTAAGATGGTGTTTGACAGCCGATCTTATTTGCTGCATATCAGATTTTGAAAAGACATCATCATACCGGATAAGACTCCAAGCATTCTTTTCTCGCTCAAATTGATCCAGTAGCTTTTTGGGTTCGTCGGGGGTGGGAAAATAATCACAACATATAAATTCATCATTCGATAAAACGGTTGCATAATCTCGAAAGAAAAAACACAATTTAATAAGATCTGTATATTCGCCTTTATAAATGATGGATTTCGCATATTGGGTTTCTTCAGGCTTGTCCAATACTAATTGAATTGCATCGGTTACTTCAGGAGTACATACACGAGATGTATTTGTCAATATCCATGTATAGTTGAAATGAATAACATATACTCCATTTCCAGATAAAACCAGACGCCCATCATATTGGGTCATTATGCGTTCATTGGGAATGTCGCTTAAAAATAAAAAAGCATCATTATTTTTGGATACTTTGAGCTTGGTTATTTGATTGAATACATTATCATATGATGAAATATAACGAGTGGCCTCTTTTTCATCATCTGTAAATATAGTCAAAAAATCCTCGTATAATTTATACTCTCCTTCCCAACCAAT